TTTATGCCAGAAAACACATCTGGTTGGATTGTAGCTGTAGATGGTAGTGAAACAAAAGGACATATAACAGTAGGTACTTCAGTAACTTCTGTATCTTATAGAAGCTCAACCTGTGTTGTAACAAGAGTAGGATGTTCTAAATATACTCCTATAAAGGTTTATTTTGTAAACAAATTAGGAGCTGTACAATGGCTTTATTTCTTTACTAAAGATGTAGAGCTTTTAAATACGTCTCAAGAGACATATCAAAGAAATACAATAGACACAAGCACAACTACTCCTAGTTATTTTGCTCCTGCTTATAGTAGTAATCCTACCTATCCACATCCAATAACAACTTATAACAAAAATGGAAAAACAAGCTATTCTTTAAGTTCAGGTTATTATCCTGAAAGAGCTAATCCTTACTTTGAGCAGTTACTACTTTCTGAAGATGTTTGGATTGAAAAGAATAATAAACCTGTTTCTGTACAAGTGAGAACAAGTAATATGACACTTAAAACAAGTTTAAACGACAATCTAATTGACTATACTATACAATTTGAAGAAGCATTTGATTATATAAATAACATTAGATAATGCAAAAACTTCAGCTTTACATTAGTGGAACTAGAGTTGATTTATTTAAAGATGAATCTGTTTCTATAACTCAAACAATACAGAATGTTAGAGATATTGCTAAAATCTTTACTGAATTTACACAATCTTTTACTGTACCTGCAAGTAAGACTAATAACATATTATTTCGTCATTACTATAACTTTGACATAGCTGTTAATTCTTTTGATGCTAGGAATAAAGTAAGTGCTAACATAGAGCTTAATAACATCCCATTTAAGAAAGGATTTATAAGGCTTGAAGGTGTTGAGATGAAAAAGAATAAACCATATGCTTATAAGATCACATTCTTTGGTGAGACAGTAAACTTAAAAGACGTTTTAGAAGATGACGAGCTAAGTGCATTAGATACTTTAAACTCTAATAACTTAGATTATACTGCTACTAATATTAGAAGTAATTTAGTAGGTAATGTAGACACATTAATAACTCCTTTAATTACACATACTAAACAGCTCTATTATGATAGTGGTACTCACGTAGCTCAAGATGGTAATCTATACTATCAAGGTGGTGGTGGTACTAATATGCACGGAGTATTGTGGTCTGATTTAAAGTTTGCTCTTAGACTTTATGATATAATACAAGCTATACAAACAAAATATAGTATAACATTTTCTACTGATTTCTTTAATTCAAGTAATCCTACATTCTATAATTTATATATGTGGTTACATAGAAAAAAAGGAGATGTAGAACCTGCTCAACAAGTGCCTATGCAATTTACTCAAGTTAGTGGATTTAATGCTTATAATACTCCAAGTCCAGAAACATCTACTTCTAATGGTGCTATTGTTATACCTAGTTCTTTAGTTACATATCCTGCTCAGATTTTAGGGTTTACTCTTGATCTTACTCCTACAACAAATGATGCTTATGATATACAAATCTATAGAAATGGTAGTTTATATTATCAAAAAACAAATGTACAAGGAGCTGAAACATTAACTGATGCTGATTTCACTTTAACAGCAGGAAATTTTACTATCTCTATTGGTTCTACATCAGTTGTAACTTTTAATAGTACAAATATAGTATGGGAAATAAATGGTCAATTAGGAGGTGAGGTTATAGGAGGTTATACAGATATATGGCGTTCTATTTCAAACACAGTAACATCTACTACATTTGAATTTGTAATAACAGAGCAAATACCTAAAATGAAAATAATAGATTTTCTAAGTGCTTTGTTTAAGATGTTTAATTTAACAGCTTTTGTAGATGACACAGGAACTATAGTAGTAAGAACTTTAGATAGCTATTATTCAGCTTCTAGCGTTGTATGGGATATAAATAAATATGTCAATATAGATAAAGGAACTGTAGATATTGCTTTACCTTATAAAGAAGTAGAATTTAAGTTTCAAGGATTAGGTACATTTTTAGCTAAACAGTTTGAGCAATTAGAAAACACAGGATGGGGAACTTTAAGCTATTCTTTAGATAATGCTAAATATGATGCACCTTCAGAATCTTATAAAGTTGAAATACCTTTTGAACATTTACAATATCAAAGGCTTGTAAACGCAACAGGAGGAGCAGATACAGACATACAATGGGGATGGTCTGTAGATGATAATAAAGAATCGTTTTATGGTTTACCAATTATATTCTATGCTATTAAAATTACAAATGGTACTGCTATTAGCTTTATGAGTAGCACATCTGCAAATCAATCTGAAACTGATTATATAATACCTTCTAATAGTAGAGCTTTAGCCTCTTCTACAAGTACAGAAAATATAAACTTTCAGCTTGAAACAAATGAATATACAGGTGGGACTACGTTTACAGGTACTTTATTTGAGAACTATTATAAGACTTATATAAGTGCTGTATTTAACAATAGAAGAAGATTAACAAAAGTAAAAGCTCAATTACCTTTAAAAATTATTTATAATTTAAAATTAAACGACAAAATATCGTTAAATAACTATACATATAAAATTAATAGTTTAACAACGAACTTAACAACAGGAGAAAGTAGTATAGAATTATTAAACGAAGTATGATAAAGAATATTATAGATTTATTGCAAGTTTCTAACGGAGAAACAGAAAACATTAGAATAGCTCAAGGTAAATATGCTTTACCTGATAGTTTTTCAAAAGCAATTAAACAAGTTAAAAAACACTCAAAATGGGAAGAATAGTACAAGAGGTAGATTTAAAAGCTAATACTGGACAAGCTGAAAAGAATGTAGAAAATCTTAACAAAGATTTAGAACAAACCCAAGCTGATCTAGGTGGTATTGAAGAGGCAGGTGATAAAATGACTGGAGGTCTTATCTCTGGTTTTAAGGGAATGATTGCAGGTGTTAAAAGTGCTATTGTAGGTTTAAAAACTTTAAAAGGTGCTTTACTTGCTACAGGTATTGGTGCATTTATTCTAGCTATAGGAGCTGTTTCAACTGCTTTAACTAATTCAGAAGAAGGTCAAAACAAATTTACTAAATGGGTTACACAATTAGGTGTAATACTTGGAAACGTAACAGACATACTTGGTAATTTTGGTAATGCTATTATCAATTTTGTTACAGGTAATTTTGATGAAGCTGCTGAATCCATAAACGCTGTTACTGAAGGAATTAAAAACTTTGGAGAAGAGACTAAAAAAGAAATTAAAATAGCAGGAGAGTTAGCTGATATGAGAGCTAAAGCTGATAAACTAGAACGTAGACTACAAGTAGAAAGAGCTAAGGCTGATAGAGATAGAGCAGAGTTATTAGAACAAGCTATAGATAAAGAGAGGTTTTCAGTAGAAGAAAGGATTAAGTTTCTAGAAGAAGCAGGTAGGTTAGAAGAAGAAATAACTAACAAAGAAATAGAAGCAGCTAGATTAAGATTAGAAGCTAAGATTCAAGAAAACGCTTTATCAGCATCTACTAAAGAAGATTTAGATGAAGAAGCAGAATTGAAAGCTATGCTTATTCAATTAGAGACTGCTAAACTTACAAAACAAAAAGAGGTAACATCTCAAACTATTGCTTTAAAAGCTGAAGAGGCTGCTGCCTTAAAAGCTATTGAAGATGAACAAAAAAGAGTTAAAGATGAACAAGAAGCTGCTGATATTGCTAAAAAACAAGAACAAGATAAAATAGCTACTGAGAAACAAGCTCAAGCTGATGCAAAAGAAAAACAAAGGTTAGATATTATAGCAACTGAAAAAGAAGCAAGAGATCAAAGAGTAACCGATATGGAAATTGATCTTGAAAATAGAAGATTAGCTGCTAAAAATGCTGTTACAAATGGTATTATAGGATTGTTTGGTGCTGAGTCTAGAGCAGGAAAAGCAGCATTAATATTTAAACAAGTTATGTTAGCTCAAGAATTAATAGCAGAAGCTAAAAAAACTATAACTATGTCAAGTTTAGCAGCAGCAAGATCACAGGCTGCTGTAGCTGAAGGAACTGCTCAAACTGCTAAAATAGGATTTCCACAAAATATACCTATGTTAATTGGTTATGCTCTACAAGCTGTAGGAATTATAATGGCTATTAAAAGTGCTGTTGGTAAAACAAAAGCAATAGCTGCTGAAGCAGGTGGTTCTGGTAGTGTGCCAAGTATATCAACTCCTACTATTCCAACTGGTGCTGCTCCATCATCAGCTCCAGATATGGCTAGTGTAGGTGGATCAGGAGTAAATCAATTAGCTAGTGCAATAGGTGAACAAAATCAACAACCAATACAAGCATTTGTGGTTAGTAACGATGTAACTACAGCACAAAGTTTAGAAAGGAACATAGTAGATGGTGCATCTATTGGTTAAATACAAAATAATAAAATAAAAGCGTTATACAATTATGAAGATCATTGAATTAATCCTAGACGAAGCTCAAGAAATGATGGGCATAGAGGCAATATCAATAGTAGAAAATCCTGCAATAGAAGAGGACTTTGTTGCTTTAAAATCAGAAGAAATTTCACTAACAGAAATAAATAAAGATAAAAAAATCCTAATGGGTGCTTTACTTATTCCTAATAAACCTATTTATAGAAAGAATGAGGAAGGTGAATATTACATTTACTTCTCTAAAGATACTGTAGAGAAAGCCTCACAGTTATATCTTAAAAATGGTAATCAAAATAACTCAACTTTAGAACATCAGCACGAACTTAACGGATTAACCTTAGTAGAGTCTTGGATTGTAGAAGATGAAAAATACGATAAGTCCAGAAAGTATGGTTTAAATGTACCAGTAGGTACTTGGATGGGTGCTGTAAAAGTAAACAATGATGAGGTCTGGAATGAATATGTTAAGACTGGTAAAGTAAAAGGTTTTAGTATTGAAGGATATTTTGTAGACAAAATGGAAAAGAAAGAAAAAGACTATTCAAGTCACTTAGCTGAAATAGAAGAAGAAGAAGCTAAAGAAATGCTTTCAGATATTAGTAGCATCTTAATAAACAAGAAGGGTAAGAAAACTAAAATGGAAAGTTATTCTGATTATCCTAAAGCTGTAAAGAACAACGCTAAAAAAGGCTTAGAGTTAAACGCTAAAATTAATAACAAATGTGCTACTCAAGTTGGTAAAATAAGAGCTAGACAATTAGCTAAAGGTGAGCCTATATCAGTATCTACTATTAAAAGAATGAATAGCTATTTAAGTAGAGCAGAAGAGTATTATAATGCTAATGATACCAAAGCCTGTGGTACTATTTCATATTTACTGTGGGGTGGTTTAGCAGCAAAAAGGTGGTCAGCATCTAAACTTAAAAAAATAAATAAATAAACTATGGATATATCTGTTTTAAGAAATGTATTATCACACATTGAACAAGTAGACAAAAAAGTATATTTAGATCAAGTAGTAGATTCTAATTATGCTATTATAGATGATAGACTTGCTTATGATACGCAAGAAAAAGCAGAAGAAATAGCTGAAGATTTAGGATGCTCAGGTTTTCATACTCACGATTTTGAAGGACAAACGTGGTATATGCCTTGCGAAACACATACAGCTAAATGAAAAATAAAAAGACATTTATACCAAGTAGGACAAGTCCAGTAGGAGGTAACAGAGCTTGTCTATGTAAAGACACTAATACTTATAGCATTGATTGCTGTGATGGATCGTTATGGTCACAGGGAATTGGAGTTATAAGTAGGACTGCATCTTAAAAATGCAAAATTAATTTTAATAATCGTTATATGTTTAATTATGAAAGCAAGTGAAATGATAAATCAAATCAAAACACTCCTTGACATTCAGGTAAAACTTGAAGAAAGGAAATTAGAAAATGGCACAGTTGTAGAAGCTGAATCATTTGAAAAGGGTAGAGAAATATTCATCAAAACTGATGATGAAAAAGTCGCTATGCCTGTCGGTGAATATATCTTAGAATCTGGCGAGTTAGTCGTAGTAGAGGAAGAAGGTATAATTGCTGATGTTAGAGACGTTAGTGATGACGTACCTGCTAAAGAAGAAGAGTCAGCAGAAACAGAAGACTTGGAAAAAGATGATTCTGAGACAGAAAACTTAGAAGAAGATGATCCTAGTAGATATGTTACTGTAGATGATTGGAGAGGTATGGAAGAAAGAATTGCTAATTTAGAAGATGCAATTTCTAATCTTAAAAAGGATAAGGAATCTAATTCTGAAAAAGTAGTTGAAGCTGAAGAACAACCTAAAGATAGACAACCAAAGTCTAGAACAGTAAAAGAGGAGTTCTCAGATAAAGAAAATAATGAAGAAAATCTTGACAGCGAACTAAAAGAAGAGCTTTCAAAACCTGCTGCTGATCCTATCAAGCACAATCCTGAAAGTAATTCTGATAAAGTTGAAATGACAAGATACTCAGAAAAAAGACGAGGTTCTGTAATGGATAACGTCTTAGATAAATTAATAAACAATTAAATTTTAAATAAAAATGGCTTTAAACATTACATCAACCTATGCAGGAGAGTTTTCTGGAAAGTACATCGCTGCTGCATTATTATCAGGCAACACTATCTCCAAAGGTGGGATAGAAGTTAGACCTAACATTAAGTATAAAGAAGTAGTTAAAAAAGTAGCAACTTCTGGTCTTATTGTAGATTCTACTTGTGACTTTACGTCAGCAGGTAATATAACTCTTACTGAAAGAATTATTCAACCAGAAGAGTTTCAAGTAAACAATGAATTTTGTCTTACTCCATTTGTATCAGATTGGGAAGCAGTATCTATGGGATACTCAGCTTATGACAAAATCCCTGCTAAATTCTCAGATTTCTTAATAGCTCACGTAGCTAAAGAGGTTGCTCAAAAAACTGAGCAAAACATCTGGCAAGGTGCTAACGCTACAGCAGGTGAATTTGATGGTCTAGTAACACTAGCTCAAGCAGATGCTAATACTGTTAAGATTACAGGTACTACTGTAACTAACGCTAATGTAGTAGCAGAAATGGCAAAATTAATTGACGCTGCTCCAAGTGCTATCTACGGAAAAGAGGACTTAAAACTTTATGTCTCTCAAAACGTAGCTCAAGCATACATCAGAGCTTTAGGTGGATTTGCAAATGTCACAAATGGTATTGACAATAAATCACAAATGTGGTATAGTGGTCAAGAACTATCATTTGATGGTGTTCAAGTATTCCTAGCAGAAGGTATGGCTGATAACACTATGATGTTAGCTCAGACTTCAAACCTTTACTTTGGTACTGGATTATTGAATGATATGAACCTTGTAAAAACTTTAGATATGGCAGACCTTGATGGTTCTCAAAATGTCAGAGTAATTATGAGATTTACAGCAGGTGTACAGTATGGTATCTCAGAAGATATTGTAGTGTATTGTGGAACTTGCTAATTAGAATACACTTATAAGGGGTAGGATAGGAATGTTCCTACCTTATCCCTTTTTTTTTTAAAAATATAAAATTATAATTATGGCTTGTACATTAACAACTGGAAGATCATTACCTTGTAAGACTGGTTTTGGTGGGGTTAAAAAAGTATATTTTGCTGATTATGGAACTTTAGGAGATGTTACTGTCAATGCTGATGGTACTATTGATGCTATTGCAGGATCACCTGTTTGGTTTGAATATGATGTAAAAGGAAATTCATCTTTAGAATCATCTATAAATAGTTCTAGAGAAAATGGTACAACTTTTTATGCTCAAACACTTAATTTAACTTTACCTTATTTAGATGCTGCTACACAGCATCAAATACAATTATTAGCTGTTAGTAGACCACACTTAGTAGTGGAGGATTACTTAGGTAACCAATTCTTATGTGGATTAGAAAATGGAGTAGAATGTACTGGTGGTTCTGTAGTAACAGGAGCAGCAGCAGGAGACTTGTATGGATTTACTCTGACTTTTGAAGGTCAAGAGGAAACAGCACCTGCATTTATAGACGCAGGTCTAATCACAGCAAGTGCAACACAGATAACTCCTAATTAAGATATCAATTCTTAATACATTCTCAATAACTAAAGCATCCTTATGGGGTGCTTTTTTTATTTTACAAATTCATTTAATTAATTCGTTATATACAAAATGATTGTACTAACTACTACAGCATCTCAGACACTTAAAGTAATACCTAGAGAATATTTAGGAAATTTTACTATAGATGTTAGAGATACAAGTCTCAACAAAACATATAATTATTGGGAAGATACTGGGACTGTAAGTGGTAATTATTATGAGTTTACAAATTCCTATGTAGATGGAAGTGGGAACTCAATATTTAAAGAAGCTAGATTTTATGATTTAGAATTATATGCTGATTTTAATTATTGGAATACTAACCTTAGTTTATGGGAAATGTATGATGAAATTTGGCAAGTAGATTCTGACCAAAAAGAACGAATGTATAAAGACAAAATATTTATAACAGATCAAGATATTGACCAGTTAAATGATAATGATCATTACCAAATTAACAAGGGGCAATACAAAACAAATAATTCATTCAATAATGAGTATATTGTAATATGAAAAATAGAAAAAGAAATAGCTTAGGACAATTTAAAAAAAGCTCAAAATCAGAGATTAGCTTTGTAAATTTAGCTACTTATACAAGTCCAGATGTTGTAGAACTGCCTAATAAAGATTGGGTAAAATACGGAGATGATAATAACTATTTTCAGTATCTCTTAGATATGTATAATGGTTCACCTACTAATAACGCTTGTATTAATGGATTATCTCAACAGATATATGGTAAAGGCTTAAACGCTACAGACGCAAATAAAAAGCCTGAGGAATACGCTAAAATGGTATCTATGTTAAGTAAAGATGCTGTAAGAAAGCTGTGTTATGATTTAAAACTAATGGGACAATGTGCTATTCAGGTTATCTATTCTAAAGACAGACAGACTATAGCTAAACTAGAGCATTTTCCAATAGAAACATTAAGAGCTGAAAAATGTAATGATAAAGGAGAGGTTACTGGATATTATTATTTTAAAGATTGGGCAAAGATTAAACCTAATGACCATCCACGAAGAATACCTGCCTATGGCTATAGTAAAGAATCAATAGAGATTTTTTATGTGCAACCTTATAAAGCAGGATTTTACTATTATAGTCCTGTAGATTATCAAGGTGGATTACAGTATTGTCAGCTAGAACAAGAGATTTCTAATTACCATTTAAATAACATTGAGAATGGTTTAGCTCCTAGTATGCTTTTAAACTTTAACAATGGTATTCCTAACCAAGAAGAAAGACGTTTACTAGAACGTAAAATAGCAGAGAAGTTTAGTGGCTCAAGTAATGCAGGAAAGTTTATATTAGCTTTTAATGACAATAAAGATGCTCAAGCTGAAATAACCCCTGTTCAATTAAGTGATGCTCACCAACAATACCAATTTTTAAGTGAAGAATCTACTAAAAAGATAATGGTAGCACACAGGATAGTTAGTCCTATGTTATTTGGTATAAAAGACACTACAGGATTAGGTAATAATGCTGATGAGATTAGGACAGCATCTCTATTACTTGACAACACAGTTATAAGACCATTTCAAGAACTTTTAATAGATTCCTTTGATATACTACTAGCTTATAATAATATTAGCTTAAACCTCTATTTTACAACTTTACAACCATTAGAGTTTACAGAAGTTGATCCTGACTTACAAACTGATGATGAGATAGAAGAAGAAACAGGAGTAAAACAAGACTTATCTGATGATAGACCAGAATTATCTGATGAATTGTCTGAGGATATTTTAGGAAACCTTAGAGAATCAGCTCATAAAATGGAAGAGGAGTATGAATTTGTAGATGAATTAGACCAAGACGAAGAAATAAGCAATGAAGATTGGGCAAATTCTTTAATAAAAGAGAAAAAAAGTACGCTATCTAAGATAAAAGAATATGTAGGATTGAAGAGTTCTAGTGAAGATAATGTAGGTAGCCTTAGAGATGGTAGTGCATTTAGTTATTTAGATTCTAAAAATGGACTATATAAAATCCGTTACAGATATTCTATAGGTTCTAGAAAGCCTATGGAAAGTGGTAATTCATCTAGAGACTTTTGTAGAGAAATGATGAAACTATCTACAGAGGGTTTAGTGTGGCGTATAGAAGATATTGATAAAGCCTCATTTAGAGAAAATGTAAATGTAGAATTTAGACACAAAGGAAAGCCGTATGATATATTTAAATTCAAAGGAGGTATCTATTGTAGACATAAATGGGTAAGAGTTTTATATAAGCTAAAAAATAAAGCTGAAGTATCAGAAGATTTAAACGATTATAGGAAAGCTACAAAAAAAGAGTTTCCTTCTAGTTATATTAAAAATCCTAGAGGAACAAAGGATAGCATAGTAGCACCTGAAAATATGAAAAACAGAGGAGCATATCCTAAATAAGAGATTATGGCAACAGCATTATTTATAAATCGTACAGACTTAGTTAGAAATTCCATACTTGATGGCAATGTGGATACTGATAAATTTATTCAGTTTATTAAATTGGCTCAAGAAATACACATACAAAATTATCTCGGAACGGAGTTATATAATGAGATAAGTGGAATGATTAGTGATGGAAGTATAGATGACAATGCTAATGCTAAATTTAAGACATTATTAAATGAATATATAGCACCAATGCTTATCTGGTTTGCACAAGTGGATTATATACCATTTGCTGCTTATCAAATAAGGAATGGAGGGATTTATAAACATAGCTCTGAAACCTCAGAATCAGTTTCTAAAAATGAAGTTGATTATTTGGTAGAGAAAGCACGTCAAAACGCTAACTGGTATAGTAGAAGGTTTATTGATTATATGGCTTTTAATCAATCAGATTTTCCTAAATACACTAGCAACACAAATGACGATATATCACCTAGCCAAGATGCTACATTTAATGGGTGGGTATTATGAGATATAAGCCAAAAAAAAATAATATAGAAAAATTAAAAACTTTTCTTAAAATAATAAATGACAAAAAAATAATAAAAAATGGCAAGTTTTTACAACAATAAAATCAGTACAACTTATGTCTCAATTATCAAATCACTTGATAATGCTGCTCTTACAGCTAGTTTAAAAGAACTTTCAGACGGATCAGGTAACGCTACTGGATTGTTTATGAATACCGCAGGAGATTTTAAAGTTACCAATATTTTAGAATGGGGTACATTAAAGGATACAGGTGAAAACATCTCTATTACTAAATTTGTAGATGAAGCTGATGGAATAGCTAATAATGACAATGATACAACCATCCCAACCACAGCAGCAATAGTAGATTATGTAGCTGCTAGAATAACCTTAGAAGATTTAGATTTTAGTGGAACAACAGGTACAGGTAGTGTTGATTTAGACAGTCAGGTATTTGCAATCGTAGGTACTACTAATGAAATAGAAACCACAGCAGGAAGTCAGCAATTACAAATAGGTCTACCTACTAATGTTACAATAAGTGGAAATTTACAAGTAAATGGTTTACTAAAAGGTAACAATAATTTAGTAGTTAAAGATACTTCTGATAGAACAATGGCTGCTTTTTATGGTGGCAATAAAGTAGAGCTATACTTTAACGACAGTAAGAAATTTGAAACAACTTCAGATGGGGTTACAGTAACTGGTGGATTAACTGCTACAGGAAGCTCTGTATTTACAAGTGCTAGTTTTAGTGGTACAATTACAGGTAATGTAACAGGAGATTTAACAGGAAATGTAACAGCAACCTCAGTTCTTGCAAATGGAGTTGAAGCAACAACTAGAGGTGTTGCAGATAATTCTAATGCAGTAGCAACAACAGCTTTTGTTCAAAGTGTAGTAACAGCTCAAGATTTAGATTTTAGAGGTGATGATTCTGCTAATTTAGGATCAGTAGATTTAGATTCTCAAACATTTGCAATTATTGGAACAACAAATGAAATAGAAACAAGTGCATCTGGTCAAACTTTAACTATAGGATTACCTTCTTCTATAGCTGTTAATGTTGTAGGTGATTTAACTGGTAATGTTTCTGGTAACGTAACTGGTAATCTTACAGGAGACGTTACAGGTGATTTAACTGGAAATGTAACTTCTACGAGTGTATTAGCTAACGGAGTTACAGGAACAACTCAACCACAAAGCGATAACTCAACTAGAATAGCTACAACTGCTTATGTAGATACTCAAGCAGGTTTAAGTGATACTCTTTCAGAGGTTCTTGCTTTAGGAAATACCACAGGTAGTACAAAAATTTCAGTAGATAACACTTCAGGTGGAATAGATTTTATTGATAATGCAAAGGCTAGATTTGGAACAGGTAATGATTTAGAAATCTATCACGATGGTAGTGATTCTGTTATAGCTGATGTTGGTGATGGTGGTCTTAAAATACAAGTAGCAGGAACAGGCACAAGTGGTTTTTATAAATATGGCACAAGTGAATCAATTGCTTTATTTGAACCAGATGGTGCAGTATCACTCTACCATAATAACTCCAAAAAATTCGAAACTACAGCAGGTGGTGGACTTTTAACTGGTTCTTTATCTATTACATCAACATTAGGAGTAGATTCTACATCTTCATTTACTGGACTTATTTCTGCAAATGGTGGAATAGATTTAGGTGATAATGATAAAATAAGGTTAGGAGACAGCCAAGACTTACAAATATACCACGATGGTTCTGATAATCAGATATTAGCAAATACTGCTGCTCAAGACATAGTTTTTAAAACAACTGTTTCATCTTCTGGAGATACTACAGCTTTAACTATTGCAAGTAATGCAGATTTATCTACAGGCAGAAATGTAACAATAGCAGGAGACTTAACTGTAAATGGTACAACGACAACAATAAACACTTCAACAATAGCAGTAGAAGATTCAATGATTGAGATGGCTAAAGACAATGCTGCTAACTCACTTGATATTGGAACATACGGAAAATACAATGATGGAACTGCAAGATATATAGGTTTGTTTTCAGATGCTTCAGATTCTAATAAATTTAAATTATTTAAAAATCTTACAGTACAACCAACAACAACAGTAGATACTTCAGATGCAAGTTTTGCTTTAGCTGATTTAGTTGCAGGTAATGTAGAAACAGGAAATATGACTATTAGTGGTCAAGAAATTGATGTTTCAAGTGGCGATTTAACTTTAGATGTAGCAGGAGATATTTTTTTAGATGCTGATGGTGGGGATATTGTATTATTAGATGGTGGTACATCAATGGGTAGATTAGGTTTAGAAAATGGAGATTTAAATATTGCTTCAACACAACAGGATTATGATATTAGATTAAAAGGGAATGATGGTGGTTCTATAATAACTGCTTTACATCTTGATATGTCAGAGGGTGGAGCTGCAACTTTTGCAGGAGATGTTTCAATGGCTAAATTAACTGCAACTAAATCAGGAACTGCAGCAGTTTTTAATTCTGGAACAACAAATGTAGTTGCAACTTTTACAAGTACAGATGGAACAGGTGTTATACAATTAGCTGATAGTGGTGGAAATGTTGAAATAGGAGCAGTAGGAAATGATTTTGTAGTACAACCTGCAGGTGGTGTTGCTCAATTAACAGTAGGAAGTTCATCCTCAACTTTTGCAGGGAATGTAGCTTTAACAGGAAGTGGTGCTAAAATAATTTCAGCAATTTCAAGTGATAATGATTCAAGTTTATTTTTAAGTGGAGCAGGAAGTGGTAAAGATACGCACATTGTTTTTGGTGGAGATAGAAATTTATATTTATCTAAATCCTCAAGTGCAACAGCAGTAAGTGAGGGAACGCCAGTTTTAACATTAGGATCAAACTCAAACGCAACTTTTGCAGGAGATGTATCAATTCCAAATGGAAAGTTTTTAAAATTAGTAAGAAATAGTGGAAGTTTAGCAACCGAAGCTATTGGAATAACCTCTGGTACTGATGATTTAAGATTATTAACTACTGGAGAATTTAATTTTGTAAACGGTAGTTTAACAAATTTATTAAACATATCAAATAGTGGAAACGCAACGTTTGCAGGAAAAGTAGTTTTAGGAAAAGATTCTAGTAATGCTTTAGAAGTATTTTCATCAGGAGATACAGAAATAGGATTTTCTTATGCAACACAAGGAAATATATATGCTAAAATAATTGGAGATATTACTACTGCAAGTCCATTAGCAGGAGAAATAGCGTTTCAAACTGCAACAGGTGGAACTTTAACAGAACGTATGCGACTGGATTCGTCAGGTAATTTACTTGTAACTAAAACATCTGCAAATAACGCTACTGTAGGTAATCAATTTATGACTGATGGTAGTGCAAATACTACAGTTAATGGAGATACTGTATCTAGATTAAATAGATTAACAAGTGATGGTGAAATTATAAGATTTCAAAAAGATACGGCTACAGTAGGGACTATAGGCACACAGAACTGGGGAATTGGAACTGATTCGCCTACAAATTATTATTCAGGTGCAGATAATTTAGTAGTATCACAAGCAAGTGGTGAAGGGGGAATTTCAATTGTTACGGCAACAAACACGACTGGTGCTTTATATTTTGCTGATGGTGTAAGTGGAAGTGAACAATATAGAGGAGGAATAGCGTATAATCATAGCAATGATGATTTAATTTTAGTTTCAGGCGGTTCAACAAAAGTAACTTTAGATACAAATGGTAATTTAGGAATTGGAACGACGCCTGCGATGAAAATAGACGTTGAAGATAATTCTACAACTTGGGCAGGTAGAGTTTTAAACACAAATGCAAATGGCGCAGGTTTATTAGTTAGGTCAGATGCCACTACTGCTAATGATACTATAGTTTTAGGGGTATATGGTGACGGTGGATATAAAATGGTTGTTAAATCAGGGGGCAACGTAGGAATTGGAACTTCGCCTAGTGCTAAATTAACTATTGATGTAGGAGGTGGAAGTTCTGCACCAACATCATTTACTACAGCTAATAGTTATATACAGTTAGGTACAACAAGTTATAATACTTCGGGAGCAGTATATGCAATAGGGTTTGGATATACAGGAGGTGCTTCAAATTCTCCTGCTTACATTGGACTAAAACAAACTTCTACAGGTAGTTACACAAAAGGAGATTTAGTTTTTCTAACAAGAGATACTGATGCAACTGATACTGCACCTACAGAACGTATGCGTATCACGAGTGATGGTTCTTTACAAGCGCAAGCAGATAGTGGTCTGCCTTTACAATTAACAAGTGTTGTTAGTGGTGGAAGTGAATTAAGAATGAGGCAGTCTAGAGGCTCAATAGCATCACCTAGCAATTCAAGTGCAAATGGTGATGGTAATTATTTAACTTCTTATGTGTATGCAAGTTCGGCTTACGCAAGTATTGGGCATATTGGTATTATAACTGGTTCAGCAACAAATGATGGTGAAATACAATTTTCTACTGCAAGTAGTGGTACAGTAACAGAACGTGCAAGAATCACAAGTGGGGGTCAAGTTTGTATAGGAACTACAAACACTACAGTATCTTCTTCTGTAGTAAGTGCAGTATTTGGTTCAGGTAGTGATGCAACTTTAAAATTAGGTGGTCATAGTGGTACACACACTATGATACAATTTTTACATACTGGAACAGTAGTAGGTAGTGTAAGTTCAACTACATCTGCTACTTCATATAACACATCTTCAGATTACAGATTAAAAGAAAATGTAGTTTCTATGACAGATGCTTTAGATAGAGTAAGTCAATTAAAACCTAGTAGATTTAATTTTAAAGCAGACGCACAAACTATAGTTGATGGGTTCTTAGCACACGAAGTACAAGACATAGTACCTGAAGCTATAACTGGAGAAAAAGATGCTATGCAAGATGAAGAGTATGAAATTACTCCTGCTAAATATAAGACAGTAGTTCATCCTGCTGAAGATGCAGTTTATGAAACTATAGAACATCCTGCTATTGAAGAAGAATTAGATGATGAAGGAAATGTAATTGTAGAAGGTCAAGAAGCATATACAGAAGAAAAACTTATAACTGAAGCTAAAGAAGAATGGTCTGAAGAGGTTTTAGAAAGTGAAGCTGTAATGGGTACACGACAAGTACCTAATTATCAAGGAATAGACCAAAGTAAATTAGTTCCTTTATTAGTAGGAGCAATACAAGAACTTAAAGCAGAGATTGATGAACTAAAAAACAAATGTAATTGCAATTAATATATTATATTTGTTATTATTAACATAAATTTTTAGAAAAATGAGTAAAATAAGTAAAGAAGAACTCAAAGAACTACAAGAACAAGAACAAAAGAAAGGTGCAATTTTGCACGATCTAGGTGTACTAGATACACAGAGACATTCTTTATTACACGTTTGGGCAGACATTGTAAGTCAACAAGAAGGTGCAAAAAAAGAACTAGAGGAGAAATACGGAAAAATTAATATTAATTTAAAAGATGGATCATTTGAAGAAATAAAAGATGATAAATCTGAGGAATAATCTTTACGGAATGAGCTTAACTGATATTAAAATATATTGTCTTAATTTGACAACACTTGGAATAAGTTTTACCAATATAGACCTTATATTAAAAATAGTATTAGTTGCTATTTCTATAGGTTATACTGTACATAAATGGATTTTGATGTATGAAAAAAACAAAGCAAATAAGTGATAATATTTCATTCTTAGAGGCAACTAGGTCTGATACAGCCAAAAGGCTAAAGATTAAAAACACTCCTACAGAGACACATTTAAAAAATATGAAGACTGTAGCTGAGAAAGTTTTTCAGCCTCTAAGAGAATGGGCAGAGCATCCAATAAGAGTAAATAGTTTTTATAGATGCAAAGAATTAAATACAGCTATTAAAGGCAGTATAAATTCTCAGCATTGTAAAGGACAAGCTATAGACATTACCTCTTTAGGTGAAAAATCTAATAGAGAATTATTTGAATGGATCAAAGAAAATTGTGACTTTGATCAAATGATATGGGAATTTGGAGGTGATCCCAATTTAGAAAACACTAACCCAAAATGGATTCACATATCTTATGTGAACAAAAAATCAAACAGAAATCGCATAGTAAGAGCAAAATCTAAGGGCAGTTCCGTTACATATTATGTAATGAAATAGTTTTGTAATGCCTATACCTAAACCTAAATCTGGAGAGAAGCAATCTGACTTTATGATTAGATGTGTTCCTCAACTTATGCAATATCATCCTAAACAGGAAGCTATAGCTATTTGTTACCAAACATTTAAAGACAAAAAATAATGCCAAAAGAAATATTAGATAAAAAAGTATCCATTGATTTAGATAATGATGGACGTAGCGATATAAAGCTAGACATTAAATTTATCGGTTTATTAGTCGGTGGTATAATAAGTTTAACAATGACTTATTCACAATTAACAGCAGAAATAGAACTTGCTAAAGAATTACCACAATACGAAGTCAAACAAGATGAAGTAGTAAATCAAAAGATAGAATTTCTACAAAAAGAAATAGATAATTTACAGGATCAGGTAAAAGATTTAGAAAACAAAGTATATAAAAGATGAATAAAAGATTGATTTTTGCTATATGTTTTATAATAATTGTTTTATTGTCTACTATCTTTATTCAGAGCTGTAGTAGTGTTTTATACAGATCACCATTAGTAACCCACGTTTTAGCTATTACTGAAACAGGAGACACTCTTAAAATACCAATTAATCAAATACAACCTAACAGAATTTATAATGTAGTAGGGTATAATTATAATCCTTATTACAGGCATAGCTATAGAGATTGGAGGTTTTATTATGACAACTATAGACACGATAACAGAGGCTTTAGTAAGTTTGTATATGAAACTCCTAGCAGAACTATAAACATCTTTAACAACCAAAGTAAAACAACAGGAGGAGGAAATAATCCTGTAGCTGTAAATCCAGTTACACAAGGAGGAGGTTCAAAAAAGAAAAATAATTAAATGAGCTTAAATAAAAACATAGCTGAATTAGATGAAAAAACTTTAAAAGAGCAGATTGCTGTAGGTCAAACCATACAAAAAGTAAATACTCTTTTAGATATATCTGAACATTTAAATAATGAGAGTTGGGATGGAGTAAGAAGATTAGAATTAATTGTTCAAATAGAGAACAAGCTGTCTAATCTAATTGATGAATTATGAACTATGAAATGTACTATTTTATTATATGGGCAATATCTATAGTATTATATGCTGCTTTTTTAATAGAAATAATAAGAAGAATTAACAATAAAAATGGGTAATATATTAGCAAAATTATTTGGTGATACTGGGGTTGGAGTAGCTGAAAAATTATCAGGTATTGTAGATAAATTTGTACATACCAAAGAAGAGAAAGCAGAGTTTCAAAAAGAAATGGATCAGATATGGATTTCAGCAGAAGCTGATATGCAAAAGAATGTTACCGATAGATGGAAAGTGGATTTAATTAATGGCAATACTTTGACTAGATCAGTCAGACCTATTGTATTACTTTTTTTAATTATTTCTACTGTACTTTTAGTTTTTGTAGATTCAGGTAGTATTAAGTTTGAAGTATCATCTGAATGGATAGAACTTTTAAAGGTACTTTTGATGGTAACAGTATCTGCGTACTTTGGTGGTAGATCGTATGAGAAAGTAAAGAATAATGGCTAAGAGATATTT